AGGGACGACGGCTTTCGGACAGATGACGGCAAACGGGCGGTTCAACGATTTTACGAGATGAACAGCTACGACGGTCTTGCCTGTGCCTACGCTAGAGCTATCTAGCGTATTGCCTCCACAACGAATACGTTGCTCAAAAAATTCTTTGGTTTCTTTCTGCTTCGGGAATAGTGTTTTCATTCGGAACAAGCTCATACTTTATCCCAATCCAAACTGCAAGAAAAAAGTTCAAGAATTTTCTGGGTAGCGTAAAAAGATCGGAGTCTGCTCTCCGACATACGCACCGATGACGTTGTACTCAAAGTACTCAAGAGCCTCTTCGTAGTCCATTGACTCAGCAAGAATGTCAATGCACTTCGCATAGTCGTATACGGCGACAGGCATATTGAACTGCACGCCGATTCCTACGAATGCGTCGTCAAAGCCAACAGCCGTAAGTACGCCCTCCCCGTCAAAGAGTTCCATAACCATATCATCAATTTTGCTCATAGTAGTGTTTGTCGTGTGTATTGTGCAATCAAGAAAGCGTCAATGATGCCGTCATGTGGGACGGTGCATCGTTCGTTCTTGCGCCAGTCTTCATCAGGCGCGAGTTCGTTCGCCTTACGTAAGGCGTAAATTTTTGTTTTAGACTTCGGCACTTTGCCTAACATCTTCTTCTGCCAGTCCAGTACTTGAATGGGCTTGACTTTGAGATCGCGTGACTCGCACATCCCCATAATCTTTCCGAACGAAATGCCCATCGAGCGCATGGCTTGCGAAGACTTGGCGTGTTTCAACGGCTCCTCAATCGCGATTAAGGGTTCAGTATACAGGTTAAAGATCCAGTTGTAGATTGTTTTTGAATCCACTTCCCGTTTCCCTGCTCGTTGGAAAGTAGGCATAGCCAACTTGTCAATGATCGATCCGCTGTGCTTTGAGATCGCACAGAGTCCGCCGTCGAGTCCGTTGTCGATGCCTATGATCATTTATTAGTCTATCAATTCGCTAAGGTTTTTGTACTTCAGGGCGAGCCTTAGAGCAATATCGATTAACTTTTTATCAGTGTCGATCTTCTTTTTTGCGTGTATTACTGTAGTGTGATCACGGCCAAAAACTTGTCCGATTTCCGTAAGCGTACAGTCTAAAAGATTCCTCATCAGTACCATTGCCACATGGCGACCATTTGAGTTACGCGAAGATCTGTTGCGACTAAACAGATCCTCAAGAGTGCAAGCAAATTGATCTGCTACTAATTCTAGTATCAAATCCTGATTCTTTTTATTGAAGCGTTTATCAATCATTTTTGTAGGGCGTCAATAATGTCTGCGTTAACAATCACTCCGTCTCCGTGTTCAGGTATATGAATAGTATTGCCCTTACTCAGCATTTCTAAAAAATGAACCTCTCGTCCAGTGGAGGGAAAAGCTCGATAGTGAAGTCCCTCTAATACTTTTACGTCAAACGTAAATTCATCATTTAATAAATACCTCTTGACAATCGTGTGAGGATTATACTCTGGAATAGCATACTTAAACATATTAGTCGATATCAATTATTGTTGGTTTCATTTTTGTGACAGTCCCATCTCCTCTATCTGCTTTCGAGTTATTGAGAATAGAAATATCAATGTGCATTTTACTTTGGCCTCCGCCGCTTTTTGCGTTGAGACCTAAATTTCTTCGGATCAGCTGATCAAGCTCTGAAAGTTCACGAACAGTCTTCGGACCTTTTAAGTTTTTAATCGAATCTCGCAAGATTTTTATTCCAGCTGCCGCAATATAATGCTGGTACTTGTCAGCTGGAGTAGTCTGAGCTTCCGCAATATCCATCATCGCGGAGTCCTCTGCGACTCTTGCGTCGTGCTTTGCCAGACGGATCGTGTCCTCTGCGTAGAATTCCAGATTATCTTCAAGATCAATTGCTAGATGATCTGTGGTATCCTCAACTGCATCTACTTCTTTGACACGCTCATAGCCATTCTTCATCGCGGGCATCCCGATTTTCCTGAACCAACGACGGACAGTTCCGACATGGACGTTGAGTTCTTTGGCGATTGCGTTCATCTTGTAGCCCTTCGCACGCATGCCAATTGCGCGTTCCAGTACTAAATTTTCTATTCCAGAGTCTTCGTTCATCTAGTGTTGACGCTTTGTTTAAAGTGCGTAAGATGTTTGTACAAGAAAAAAATGAGTACTTTAACAGATAAAGGCAAAAAGTTGTTGGAACCGCGTATTGATCCTACAACAAAAAAGATGGACGTAGGCGGATTTTTGATTCCTCCGACTAACTTAATCACGGCATTACTCTTTGGATTTGCTAAGCACACTAGTCCAAAGGCAAAGGAATATTACTTCTGGCGTTGCTGTGATGAGCTTTGGAATAATCCAGATATGCCTGAGCCTATGATGGTTCGCCATCCTTGGGCTGAAGAGATGATCCGCGCAGCGATTAACAACAAGTATCTGGCTGTAGGAGGATCTGCTTCAAGCGGAAAGTCCCACACGTTCGCCGCATGGGGGATCATCAACTGGCTTTCTCAGCCGCAGGACACGCTAGTGATGATGACATCAACGACGTTGCGAGAGGCGCGTCGCCGTATTTGGGGTTCCGTCATCAGCTTGCTGACAGTGATTCAGGAAGCACCGTGCAAGATTCGGGATTCGATTGGCAGCGTTGCTTACGTCAACGAGAATGGAGACCTGATTGAACGCGCAGGTCTCATGCTCATTGCAGCGGAAAAAAGCAAGACGCGTGAGGCTGTTGGAAAGTTTATCGGCATTAAGCAAAAGCGGGTCATTGTAATTGCGGACGAACTTTCTGAATTATCAGAAGCTATCCTGCATGCTGGACTTACCAACTTGTCCAAGAACCCCTCTTTCCAGATGATTGGCATGAGCAACCCGAACAGCCGCTTTGATGCATTTGGAATTTGGGCGGAGCCGAAAAAAGGGTGGGACTCCGTTGACACGAACACGGCGGACAACTGGAACACAAAATGGAACGGACACTATTTGAGGCTGGACGGCGAGAGATCGCCAAACATTCTGGCTGGCAGAACCATCTATCCGTGGCTCCCGACAGAGGAGAAGCTAGACGAAGATAGGGCGCTCTTAGGACAGGAGTCCAGAGGCTACATGCGGATGGTACGAGCGGTGTTTTTCGACAGCGACGAGACACAAGGCATCTACAGTGAGGCAGAACTTACGGCAAGCGGAGCCATGCGTAAAGTCGAATGGGCTGCTAACCCGATACTCGTAGCGGGATTAGATCCTGCGTTTACAAATGGGGGAGACAGGACGATTTTGTACACAGCCAAAGTTGGCTACAATAAAGGAGGTCACTACGTTTTTGAGTTGGATGAAGCAATCCACTTGAATGACGATGCGACGAACAAGGCCGTTCCTAGAACGTACCAGATCGTGCGCCAGATCAAGGAACACTGCCAGCGCAGGAACATCTTGCCTGAGAATCTCGCGGTCGATGCTACGGGCGCAGGAGCGCCCTTCTGTGACGTTCTGGCGGGCGAGTGGTCTCCGTCGATCTTTCGCGTCAGCTTCGGCGGCAAGCCGTCTGACAAGCGCGTCAGTGCCAACAGCAAGCTAACGGGCGAAGAGCTGTACACCAATAGGGTTTCCGAACTCTGGTTCGTCGGCAAGGAATTGATGAGGACGAAGCAGTTATTCGGAATCTCCGCAGATCTTGCACAGGAGATTTGCTCACGTAATTACGATTTAATTAAGGGTGGTTCACTAAAAGTTAAGATCGAATCAAAGCCAGAGTTCAAGTCACGCTTCGGAAAGTCGCCCGACTTAGCCGATGCGGCATTCCTCGCACTGGACTGCGCTCGTCAACGCTTAGGGCTAGTGGCGATGGAGCCACCGAACGATGTAACGGATGCGGGATTCAGGAGACAGGTTACGATTAGGTCTTTGAGCAACGCCTTAAGTTCAGATACAATAGATTGAGTAAGGTCTTTTTCAGATTAGGAAATAAAAACTCTCTTATAAACATATGCTCCTCATTACGCCTCGCTTAATGAGATGACTATTCTAAATAGAAAGTTTTTATATCTTATAAGCAAAATTATTGACAGAATTGACATTACGTTCTTTCGTGATAATATTTAACTTTATGGCAGAACAACGCTTTAAGAGATTGCCGTCTGGCAAGATTCAGTACATGGGAGAGACTTATGCTGGCATCAACAAACCAAAAAGAGCGCCCGCCAGTTCCGACAAGAAGTTCGTTGTCTTGGGAAAACAAGGAGACAAAGTCAAAAAAGTTTCGTTTGGCGCTAGAGGCTACGAAGATTACACGCAACACAAAGACCCCAAACGCCGTACTAATTTTAGGTCTAGGATGAATTGCGACACGGCAAAGGATAAAACTACTGCAAGATATTGGGCTTGCCAATACTTGTGGTGATATTGTGTTGACATTTTTAAACTAGTAACGTAGTTTTATCTATGGCTGCTGGCGATCAATACAACAAGACTACTTTGGGGACGAGTTCTGGGAAGACCAATATGAGTCGCCCAATGGGATCGAGCGGATCGCCTATCAAGAAAGGCAGCGACCCATCCTTTGGCCAAATCGCAACAGGAATCATGAGTCGTGCAAAACAAAACGAGGCTCTTACAGAGGAAGAGAAACGCTTAGCAGACGATCTTAAACAGGCTAGAATTGATGCGTTTAAAAGCCAAGCTGAAAAAGATAAACTTGTAAACGAATTGGCGGGGTCTAGCCCTCCACCTGTTGCAACAAAAAGTATGTTTGCCGATTTGACTACGCCGCCTCCAGTTCCAGCAGGAGGTGCTAAAGCCGTGAGTGTCGGCGACGGATCAACTGCTGCAAATGATTACACGCCTCAACCGCGCCGCGAAGAGACCCCCCGCCCACAATCTCCGAGTTATGCTTCTGATCCTACACTTCCACCTGTACCTGCGACGCGCCCTGCGGAACCACCTAGTATGATCGGAGGAAGACTCGCTAGTGATGTTCTTAAAGAGATGCGACAGTCAGCATCTGAAAGAGATGTTCTTAATGATGTGCAACGTGCAGCTGCTGAAAGAGCAAAAGCTTACGATCCTGTTAAAGGCTACGAAGACTCTTTAAAAGATTATCAAGCTAGTTTTAATTCTGGCGATAGTGATCAAACTTTTACTGACAAGAAAAATAAGCCACAAAAAATATATGATGCTGCGTCTTCGTTAGAACAAGCTAAGATAACTGCAAACTCGCTTAAGCGTGCCGCTCCGCTAGCACAGAGGGACTCCGCTCTTCTACGGGATGCCCAACAAGACCAACAAAAACAAAGAGACACAGTTCCAAATAAAGCTAAGAACCCTAAACGATCAGCTTTTAGAAAATAAATAACATGGGAACTGCACGCGCTGGATTTTCTTATGATTCTGATATTGCGCCGATGCGCGGCGATAACTTCGGAGGCGACTTTGAAAGGCGACAACAATTAGCTCGCGAAGAGAACGCGGTACAAATTGAGCAGATTAAAGCCGCAGCGGAGAATCAAGCCCGCACAGGCGCACTTGAATTTGAGCGTGCAAAGCTGGCACTTGAAGCCGCTAGACGCGAATCTCAACAACAACTTGATGCCACTAGACTGATGCCAGAAATCTCTAATAAGATTTCTGGTATTATGAATGATCCAGCTAAAGATTCTAATACACGATTGATGGAGATCGAGACAGCTCGCCAACAATATGGTACTATGGTAGTACAGAATCCAACACTCAATAACTTGTTTAATTCTGCTCAGACTATTGTCACTTCTAAAAGTGATCAGGACAAGCAACGCGACGCCCTCGCAATGGACTTTGTTGGAAGAGGTGATACTGAAGCCATCAAAGGTCTTTACGGTGGTAACATCACGGCTGGCCCTGCCAAAATGTTTTATGATACAGCCACTAAAGTTAGTGAAAGCCTTATGGCTAAGGGCGCGACAGAGACTGAACAGCGTCGAGGAGCTAGTGCATATAATTTAGATCTAGATTCGATTAAGGGCTACGAGGCTACACTTAGTAGCATGAAGCCT